TCTTTCTTAGATGCTAAGTTTCCGATTGAGTCAATCATAATATAGACGTTATCTTCAACGTGCATATCTTCTAATTGATTTACAATATCAAATTTAAGTTCTTCGATGTTTTTAAGAGGGATATGTAATACTCTATCAGTATCAATACCTAATGAGTCAAAATACGATTGCGGAGTTCCGAACTCAGAGTCGTAAAATAATGCGACTGCTTCTGGGTACTTGTCCATATATGCTTTCATCATCACCAATCCGAATGCTGTTTTGAAATGCTTTGATGGTCCAGCAAGAACCGTTAGTCCAGAAGTAATACCACCATCCATCCTACCAGATAAAGCAACGTTTATCATTGGAACAGAAGTTGGGATAACATCCTTTGCGTTAAATAACGCAGACTTAGAAAGTTGCGTCGATTTGATTGAGCCTGATTTTTTCAGGCGTGCCATTAAGTCACTCATAATATAATTCCTTTTTATTCAATAATATACCTCTATTATACCCTACAAATGGGTAGAAGTAAAGTATTTATCTACGAACAGGATTGTCGATTAATTCTTGTAGGTTGAATGGTTTTCTCATATTGCCCCAACGTGTGAAATAAATGATTGGGTATTTAGGGAACATCTTCAGAAATTTAGAAGCATCTATCCCCAATTTATTTGCAATTACAGCATAGTTTGTTGATAAAGATGCTTTGGCGAATATTTTTCTTCCTTCTTTTAATGCTTCTAGTCTATCATTGGTTGCAACAAAACCATTTAAGTCCATTATTTCGGAAGCAATAGATTCACTCCAAATGTCACCAATAATATAACCATCTTCGTCCAAAGTGTAATCTTTATCGCCTTTTATATTATCGAAAGTATTTCTAGCACCTAAGTTCTGAATGTTAGTTTGGAAATTTGAAACAAAATCATCAAAGTCTTTACCAGAACTCTCCTTTGCGATATCATTTACGTTAATCTTTGCCATATGTTATCTCTCTAAAAGAATGAATCTAGGGAACTTTTCCTTTCCCATTCCCAACCAATTGGTTGTAAAATACCCTCTAGTGGGTTTAAATAAGTTTTCTGAAACTGTATATCATAATCAATTAAATTACTCATATCAAACTCTTTAGGCAACCCACCAACAAATGATATTACATTTTGATGATATTTATTTGGTAGTTTTAAATACGCAAACTTAACCTTAGTTCCAGCATCAATCTTCTCAATATTTTTCAAACCATGATTATCTAATAACTTATTAAATAATATAGAACCACGTACATGAATAGGGACACTCTTTTCTTGCGTCAAGTATTTCTTATATTCATTAAGTCCTCTAGGGAATGAAATATCCTCAATAGGGAGATTATTAAACTCTTCCCTATATTTAGTTACTAATTGCTGTAATTCTACTTCATTTCCTGTTAGAATGATTTTAACAGATTCTTTAAGTTTATCCCTAACGTTGGCAGGTGTTGACGATTTCACAATCTCCAACCCCATTACTTTCATCTTAGGTTCTGCGTATCTAACACCCTCATTATCATAAACATTCAAAGCATAACGTTTCTTAGCTGTCCATAGTCCAGTATCAGATATTGCTTCACGACCCATTTGCATTTTCTGCTCATAAGCATTAACATATTCAGCAAGTTCTTCATACGACTTATCAATAAAAGGTTCAATTGCCTTTTGACTTATTTTATCCAAGAAATCAACAATCTTTGTTTTAGTTGGGTTCTTACCTTCAAACGAACCTTTAACAATTTTATCTAATCTCAAATAAACAGAGTCAGTATCAATAGCGACAACGTAGTCATAATCATCAGTCTTACAAATATCATTCAAATAAGCATTAAGTTTCTTTTCGATCCACTTAATTGCTAATTGACCACCTGTTGTAATTGCTTCAGCATTACGTAAATCAAAATACCTAAACCACTGATTACCAATTGCACCATATGCTGAGTTTAACTGGATCTTCTTTGCCATTTGAATGTTATTAAATTTAGCAATATCATTCACAGTTCCTATACTAAAATCACCATCCTCTCTACGTTGTTCAGCATCAAGCATCTTACCCTTGAAAATCTTACGTTCATTGTAAATCTTTTCCATCAAGTCAGGCAAGAACCCACGTTTGTTTCTAGTATAAACTGTTCCGTTAGGAGCAACCGTTGTATTATCACGTTTCAATTCACTCAAGTCTACTTCTTTATTTAACAAAGAATCAACATTCACCCCAGACTTAAAACCAACAATAGTCTCAGGACTAATATTATAATTCATAATTAAATGAGGATATAGAGAATTCAAGTCAAACGAAACAATCCACTCATGCTTTCCTAAAATAGGAGTTTTAACATATGCACCGATATATTTCTCATCTTTATGAGAATGAGTTTTAGGTGGTGGCACAATATTCTGTTGCTTTAGATAATCATAGATAATAGCATCCCACTGCTTAACCGTACCAAATACGTCTTGGTAGTTAATCTTTGCGTCATATGCCATAGTCAAAGTCAAATCAATAAGTTTCATCTTATCGTCTAAACGTTTAACAAGTTCTACGTCTTTGATATTGTAGTCAATAAACTTTTGATAATTCACCCTAGATAAAGTAAACAATGAACCCTCTTCTTCATAAGAAAGTTTATTCTCACCTAATTCAACGTGGGCAATCCAATCAAGTTTATAACTCTCTTGTAATTTGTATGTGAATTTACGATATAGTTGAATGTAGTCTAAACATTGGATTCCGTACATATCATAAACGACCTGCTCTTTACCAAATTTAGTTTTTACTTTACGTTCTCTAATCCAACCAAAAGGGGAGAACTTTTTTGTTTCATCCGCACCAAATATCTTGGCATAACGATTCATAATGTAAGGTATATCAAACCCTTCAATGTTCCAACCAGTTACAATATGCGGTGGAGTCTTTTGCCAGAAGGCAAGGAAACTTCTTAAAAGTTCAACTTCATCTTCGCATTCTTCATAGACAATTTTAATATCAGTATTAGCATATTCACCGTCTTCTTGACACCAAGGTTCTAGTCCCCATGTAAAGTAAGTATCTAGAATATTATCATAGATTGTGATTGCGTTAATTACTGAAGCTGCTTGTTCGGGGTGCGGGAATCCGTCACCAGACTCAACCTCAATATCAATATTATATGTTCTGATTTGAGTTGGGTCAAAGTCAATAGAACCGTTCCATTGGTCGCATATATATTGAACATCAAATTGATCAATGCCATATACTTTAAAACCAGCAACGTTACTATAATCCTTAATGAAATCCCTAGTTTCTTTCATAGAACCAGGCTGAATAGGATATACCTTTTCACCCTCTAGGGTTTTATATGGTGTGTCACCAGATTTACCTGGAACGAACATAGTTGGTTTAAATGTTTCTCTACGAACAAAATCTTTACCTAAGTCATCAATCCCTCTAGATAAAATCTTATTCCCTAATGTGTGTACTGACGTATAATAATTCATACTTCTATTATACTATAAATTGAAGTGAATGTCAAGTATTTCTAGGAATAAATCCCTTGCCTTCACCCATGCATTCTTTTGTTATTGGGTTCCACCAACCACCTTCGGTGCACCGTTGTTCTGTAATCCTATCTTCAGCCAAAGTAACACTTTCTTTCTTAACCAATAGTTCAGTAGTTTTTTCATCAAGATCTTCTTGTGAACCTTCTGTGGGGTGGATAGAAGAATTAAACCCACAAAAAGGACAATATGGTTCTGATATTGGTTCTCCATACATTGTCCACATATCATCGCATTCTGAACATTTATATGTTACTGTATTAACTCTATTCAATTTCTAGTTCTCCAGGATAATGAATATAAGTTTTAATCATATATTTCGTACCTTTAATAACTTCTTTTGCTTCATGCGGGAATCCCATCCATGTAGGAACTACTAATAGTCTTCCTCTTACAGGAATGACATCATTGCCTTTTAAATGGTCGGTGAAAGAAGTTTCACCACCCTCTTCGACATCATTAAGGTAGAATAAGAATGCCAGCATCCTATTTGAAGAGTTCAAATCGCAAGAATCAACGTGTTTCTTATAGTAATGTTTACCCTCTTCATACTTATGCATTCTCCACTCTTCTAGGATATTGGATTCAGGAATAGAGATATGAGATAAACCAGAATTCTTCATATCATACATATACATATTGAAATAATCCATCACAACCTTATTTAAAGAAGATGTAAGGAATTTCCAATCAACATCATTGTCCGAAATAACAGAACAATTCATCTCAATAGCATTTCTATATGGGTCGTGATGTTCGTCTCCACCCATACCACTTTGAATATGGTCTTCAGAATGCTTCTCGAAATTGTCAATTAAATCTGAACAAACCTTTGGAGGTAATACTCCATTGTAAACCTTAATAAAATCTTTTAATTCCATATTAATGTACTATGTTAAATTTAGATTTAACTTTGCTCTTTTTGCGGTCATTAGTTTCTATTACGTGGGCAGTTACAAATTGTTTAAGGTTTACGATAGTTCCGTCTTCCATTTCTGAAATGCCACCATACCCCTCAATAACCGATTCTACTAGAGCAAGTTTGTCTTCAACATCCCCATCTGCTACCATTTCAAACGTTATACAGTCATCAAAATCCATGAATGTAAAACATAAAGACACATCATAAAAATGCGGTTCGGTGTAATTGTCAAAATCATCGTCTAAGTCGTAATCTGATAAATCGTCCATTAGTTGTCCTCAAGGGTTTGTTGAAATTTATAAATTGCCAATTGAATATTCATATATTCTCTAGCTGCGTCGTGTAGTGCGTTATGATGAATGAACCCTGCAGGGCGCACATCAATCTTTTCATCAAGAAGGGTTATTTGTACTGTTTTTGAATCGTGTATATTCCACCATCTCCAAGGAAGGTCGTATGCACCTGCGTCACCAGTTACTCTAAATAAATCATGCAGAATACCAAAGTCAAAATGACTTCCTCTAGCATATACTAGAACGTCTTTTGGAGATGCTCCGACTTCTTTGAAGTAATTGAAAATAGCAGGAAGGAGTTGATTCCAATGAATATCATCCTTAGAAGGTTCAAGGACTTTCATTGCTTCTTTGCCTTGAGTTCCCCACCATGCTAAAGTATCTTTATCAATCTTCCGTCCGGAGTCAACTTGAGACTTAACGTCCAATGTGACATAGAATCCGTTTTTGATTAGGTCTTGATATTCATAATCTTTTGTTGAATCAATGGCAACTATGCCTACGGATAAAACTACCGCATCAGCATTTGTTCCAAGAGTTTCAATATCTAACAGTGCCGAATCTATTGGCATACTTTCCTTTTATAATAACTAATACATCTATTATACTATAAAAGGGAAGAAAAGTAAAGGTTTTAAATTATTTTTTTATCTCGTCGATATGAGCGAATACGTATTCTTTTGATAAATGACGTGCCTCTTTTAGAGCGTCTTTGACTTCTTGTTTAGAACCACCGAAGTATGTTACTGCGTGTCCTTCATTAATTAGTCTATCGTTAATAGATACCAAATCACCAATGATAAATAATTCACCAAGAACTCTGCCAAATTTACCTGTGCCATGTGATTTAAGAATAAATTTATTATCTGCTTGTTCTAACATTTCAGTTAGTCTATGTGTTGCACCCTTTCCATAACGTTTTTCAGTCAGGTCGCGAGTGCGAGATTCAGGGGTATCAATACCCATAAATCTAATACGTTTAGTTGTCCATACATCAAAACCTAAATCTATGTAAGCATCAATAGTATCACCGTCAACAACTCGTTTCACTTTAGCATTATATTCAAACATATTTTATCTAGTCATACTTAAAATTTTCGTTATTTGTGCATCTAATATACCTGCACGGTTTGGCCATTTTATGTAGTCTTTGTCTGGATTTGATTTCAAATTCTTTAACAATGGAATGATTAATTTTTCCAACGCTTTAAGTTTATTTGCTTTAAAATCGATAAACTCTTGTTTCTTCGCTTCAAGTTCTGCCTCAACCGTTTCCTGCCTAGCCAATAAATCAGCGAGATTGTTATTAATATCTCCGAAATCAACACTACCGTCCCCATTAAAGTCCAAGTCACGTACTTCTCCTATTGACACTTCAAGCACATCTAATTTATCAGTGATTTCAGTTAAATCGATATCTACTGATGGTGCATTGACTGTTGTTTCTCGACTCAAAAGTGTGTCGAGTTTTGTTTCAAGAGGAGACATATCTGGCATATCACCAGCAGTTAATGCGTCCACTCTTTCTAATGCTATAATTTGGTCTAACTTATTTTCAACTGAAGTTAAATCAACATCTTCTGCTGTATGAGTATGTCCTGCATCTTCTGGAATTAATGCAAGAATAGCATCCAATTTACTTAATACTGGACCTAAATCAGCAGATGATGCTGACGATACTTTTGCAACAACGGTATCTAAATCACCATCATCATTATCCGAGAATGAGAAACCCCATTCAAAATCGTCGTCTATATCAAATTGTCCATTTTCTGAATCTGCCATATATTTCTCCTAAAAGGGCATAAAACTTCTTGCCATACCTTGAGGGCTGAAGTTTCTTTGTATTGAACCAACGTTGTAATTCATTCGATTCAACTGTTGGTTCATTTGTTTAATATCTTTACTCAACTCTAGCGTTACATTAACTGCTCTTTCTGTTTGAGAATTTAATTTATCCATATCTCTATTAATAGATTCCATAGAATATGCGATTGTATTCATATTCTCTCTAATGGAATGCAAATCGTCAGAACCCTTTTTGAAAGATTCAGACCAAGATTCCATATGTACACCAACAACTAACCCTGCATACACAATAATAGTTGCTACTGATAATTGTGATAACGTGATTATCCACTGACACGAC